GCTTATGCTTGGTATTGCAACTATACTCCAACGCCTGAAGGCTATATGCTTCAAGGCTCTCTCTATTGTAACGGAATTGACCCACAAATTGCACTTAAAGACTATTGGTGCGTATCTTATAACCCAAGTGACCCAATATGCGGTGCATATAAAGTTCCTGTGTGTTCAGACTTGGTTGAAAATCAAACCACTGCTTGCACGTTACCTCACTATAGCGGTGCTATTAACCAAAGCAGGACTTTTAATTGTACTGCAAACGCTTGGTCAGCTTGGACAGAAACTAGCAACAATTGCACACAAGACCCTCCAACGTGTCAGGCAAGTGTTGAAACTAGACAAGTAGCCTGTCAGCCAGAGTACGTAGGTTCAGTTACAGAAACAAGAACATCATCTTGTCCTGACCCTTATAACCCATCTATATGGGGAACATGGGTAGAAACATCTAACTCATGTGTTAAGAGTGCTACAAACGTCACTAACGTAGCTTCACCAGTTAGTCCTAGCAGTCCACTTAACCCTGTAAATAATCCACCTCCTGTTGCTGCACCACCACCAGCTCCAGCACCAGAGGTTAATCCATTAGCTGCATCTGAACCACCTAAAGTAGAGTCAGCTCCACCTAAGGTTGAACAACCAAAACATGAAGTGAAAAGCGAGCCAAAAGCAAAAGAAGACAATCCAAAAGAACCACCAAAGACTGAACAAAAGAGTGAAAGCAAAGAGAGTCTTAAACTTGATATACCAAAGGGTAAGGAACTTGTACATGGTTTTGGAATTGTCCTGTCTTTAGAAATACTTAACAAACCTATTATACAACAAATTGAATTAACAGATGCTTTCAAATTTGATACGGAGATAAACAATGAGTTCGGAAAAAATCAAAACCTTCAACTTGAGCTTATCCAGCTCGGCACTTCTCAAGATGCTTTTATTGGTTCTGCCAATATTAGCTGGAAGCGCATACGCAGGCATAACTTTTTACAACAAGATGGTTTCGGCAATTGAGGCTGTTGATAGTTTAGACTTAGCTCCTATAGAGTCTAAATTAAATGGTTTAGAGATACAAGTAAAAGCTATTAACGAAAGACAATACCAAATATCAGAGTCTATTATGAAAGCTAGTGAAAAGTCATCAGACGCTATTGCTAACTCACGTGAGACTGCTGCTATGGTATCAGGTTTACGTAAAGAATTAGAAGCTACAGTAAATGCTATGGATGATAAGCTCAACACAGTTAAACGTTCAACTATGAACCCACTATCAAAATGACATTCATTACAGAGAACAATATAGCTAATCTATATTCAGCTCTGATAGAAATGCCTGTCTTTGACGAATACAAATTACCACCGGCATCTAAAGTAGACTTTTTCATAGTAAATGACATTGGTATATGTGGAGAATATCAACCACCAGAACAAGGTGAACCGCATGTTATCATTATAAGCGTAGCTAGACATTCACACTTATACCCTGTTTTAATAACACTCTGCCATGAAATAATACACATGTGCGTTTATTTAGACTCACCAAAAACAGAACAATATACAAGTCATAAAGGCTTATTTCTTAAACTACAAAAACGTGTAGCCAATACATTTGGCTTTGACCCAAAGGAACTATAAATGTTTAGTATCATCTCAGGAATTTTAGGCTTTGCTACTTCAGGTTTACCATCACTACTTGGCTTCTTTCAGCAAAAAGGTGACCAAAAGCATGAACGTGAAATGGCTCAGTTACAAAATCAACAAGCATTGCTTATGGCTGAAAAAGGTTTTGTATCACAAGAAAAGATTGCTTCAATTGAATTAGAAGGAACGTACGCAGAAACGTACGCACAAGAACGTGAAGCATTATATGAACATGATGCTAAACTTGTTGCTGAAGCAGCACCATGGGTTAAAACTCTTAATGCTAGTGTAAGACCTATTGTAGCATTTACATTTGTAGGTTTACTTGTATTTGTAGACATAGCAGGTTTTATATGGGCTGTTAAATCTACTGGTGGATTTACTCCTGAAGCAATGGATACTATATTCTCTAGTGATGAGATGAGCATTGTAGCTTCTATTATTGGTTTCTACTTTGGCTCAAGAACTTGGGAAAAGAAACGTGAAAGCGTCTAATGTTTGCATACAACTTCTTAAACATCATGAGGGTGTTCGCTACAAGCCTTATACTTGCCCTGCTGGTCTGTGGACTGTGGGCGTTGGTCATCTTATCGGTGATGGTAAATCTTTGCCTAGAGAGTGGAACAAAACTTTTACACCGGATGAAGTAGATGGACTTCTTAAAAGAGACCTCAGTCGCTTTGAGTTGGGAATATCTAAGATGTTACCTAACGTGCCTCTTAGACAACATGAATTTGACGCTATCCTATCTTTCTGCTTTAATCTTGGTCTTGGTTGTTTTCAGCGAAGCACCATCCGTCAAGCGTTGTTACGTGGCGATAAAGAACAAGCTATGGAGTCATTAATTAAGTATTGTAGAGCTGGTGGTAAGATATTAAAAGGTTTACAAAACAGAAGATTAGATGAACGCAAATTGTTTTTGGGTATATAATAAAGTATCTCAACGATAGGAGAGTTACTTGAAATATAAATCAGTTCTAGTCATATCTGACTTACATATTCCATATCATCATCCTGACGCATTTGCGTTTCTTAAAGCATTAAAAACTAAATACAAGTTTGACCACATAGTCAACATAGGTGACGAGCTAGACCAACACGCTATCTCTATGCACGAACATAATCCAGACTTACATTCTGCTGGACATGAATTAGAAGAGTCTAAAAAACACGTAAAAGAACTAGAAAAGATATTTCCTAAAATGGTATTAGTTCACTCTAACCATAGTTCTTTAGTTTATCGTAGAGCATTAAAATATGGCATGCCTAAGGCGTATTTAAAGCACTACAACGAGTTTTTAGAAGTTGGTAATGGTTGGATATGGGTAGATGACCATACTATCACCTTAAGCGATAATTCACGTTGTTTTTTTACACATGGTTTATCTGCTGACGTTCTTAAAGTAGCACAACAATATGGTATGAATACAGTGCAAGGTCACTATCATACTAAATTCAGTATTGGTTATTACAGTAACCCAGATGCTCTTATTTGGGGTATGCAAGTAGGATGTTTAATACATCAAAAGTCTATGGCATTTGATTATGCTAAAAACTTTAAGAGTCGTTTCATTGTAGGTTGTGGAGTTATTATTAACGGTCAACCAAAGCTAATGCCTATGGTTTTAAAAGAAAATGGGCGTTGGAATGGTCATGTTTCTTAGGACAATTATGCAACGGTCAGAAGTAGAAATTATTTGCAATCATATGCTAGGAAGAGTAATTGTATCTTGTGAAGCATTACATGGCGATAGCACTATAGTCATCACATTAGATGACGATAGCATGGTAGAAATAAGTGGTGAAGAGTTATCAGTCTATGGTGAGCTAACACCAATGGATGATTAAACGCAAATCACAATACCATTAGAACCTGTTTGACAAATAGTTACAGAGCCATCAGGTGCTAGTATAGTAGTAGTTTGACTAAATGTCTCTTCAGTCCAAAAAATAGCTAATGCTGCCATTACAACAATAAATACCCAATATATTTTACTCATCATCAAACCTTTGTAATTGAGCTTCTAATTCTGGTGGAATTTCAGCATCATCATCACGCATAACTTCTATTAGCTTATTTTTATACCATTCTGATTTGTCTAAGTCTTGTGCAAAAGCACCTTTAAAAGGATAGCGTAAATCATACTTCATCTTACAACCCTTTAAGTATCCAATAAACTCTTCCTTAGTCAAACGACTTTCAATCACATCTATTGTTTCAATACCACCTTGCAAGTAATGCGGTGGTCTATTCACTAAATCAACCATTCTTATCCCCTTATAAAAAATAAATCAATTAACTGATAACAACCATAAGCAAACCAAAACATACCACCAACAATCAACATCCATATTACTATATCTAATATTTTTTCTGCTAAGTCCATTTTCCATACTCCCTTCCTACAGTTACAGACACATACGTTCTATTCTTAAA